AATGAAGAAGTAGTCCCAGAACAGGAGATAGAACCCATGTCAGAAGTAACCGCACCAGCAGTTGAGGCAACAATCCCAACCGCACCAATTTTCGCACAAGCCAAACGTGAATTCGTATTGCCATCAGCAGGCGAATGGATGGCCGCTTACCACATCGGTGGCGACACATTCTCAAACATGAACAAAGCAGTTGCTGAATACTCCGCATCAAAGCGCACAGCACTACAAGCTGCCGCAGGCGACGTGCTTACCACGGACACCCCTGGCTTGCTGAGCACCGTCGTGCTTGGACCTTTAGTACAGGATCTAAATTTTTTGAGGCCTGTAGTCGAAGCTGTAGGCGCTCGCGCTTATCCTGACAACGGTCAGCAAAAGACTTTCATTCGTCCAACGATCACCACGCACACAAGCGTTGCTGCACAATCAACTGAATTGTCTGCAGTATCTGCAACAACAATGGTCATTGCGAGCAATACAGTTTCCAAGACCACACTCGCTGGGCAGGTCACCCTTTCGGCACAGGACATCTCGTTTACGAGCCCCGAAGCAATGCAACTAATCTTGAATGACCTCATGGGCGAATACATGATCGCTTCGGACAACCTTGCAGCAGACAACTTGCTCTCCGCAGCAACATCGTCTGGCGTATGGGACGGCACCGTAGCTGACTTGTTGAAGTCGGTTTATGACTCAGCTGTAGACATCTCAAACGGTCGCAACTGGACACCAACCCACATGTTCGTAAGCCCAGACGTATGGGGTCAACTTGGACAACTTGCCGACACAACTGGCCGTCCAGTATTCCCATTCATTGGCGCAGGACTCACCGGTCAGAACGCACTTGGAAACGCAAACGCATCTTCATGGAACGGCAACCCACTTGGGTTGCAATTAATCGTTGACTCGAATTTTGCGGCAAAGACCATGGTTATAACAAGAGTGGGCCAAGGCCAAGGCGATGCTTACGAATTCTATGAGTCAATCCGTGGATTGCAGTCATTGGAGAACCCGTCAGTTTTGGGACGCAACATGAGTTTCTACGGCTTCGTATCAACCTTTGCAGCAATCCCAGGAATGATTCGCAAGATCACCCAGGCCTAGTCGAGAGCGGAGCAACCGCTCATGGCTACATACACAGTTACTAACAAGTACCTGATTGACAACTTTGCCGTACTGCAACTCCTGACCCCATCGGAGATTGCAGTCGGCAGTTCAATCACGGTTGCTGGAGTTGACGCAACATTCAACGGCACTTATTCGGTGCGCGCATTGCCACAGTATTTGTTTTTGGGAATTGATACACAGGGCGACCTGCTCTACGACTATCAAATACCAATTGCCGATCAGGTGCTTTACGCCAAGACCGCAAGCGATGTCGAGCGTGTCGCAGCGTCTGGAACAGTTGCCAATGACCCTGTTTGCACATGGGTGACGGCCGCGCAAGTCATGTCTTACCTTGGCATCACGATTACGAACCCATCAGACGATTACACGTTGCTCACGCAATCTGTGTCAGCTGGCAATCAATTTTGTTTTCGCAGGCGTCAGGAATCGGGCTATATCGACTCCCTAACGACCTCACCAGGCGGTGACGCAACATTGGGCACTTTGATGTATTGCGCCGCTCTGTGGCGCTCCAGGGGCTCAATAGAGGCAACCTACGCCACGTTTGACGGCATGGGTTCGGCACCACAGCAAAGCCTGACCCCGATCGTCAAGCAACTGCTTGGCATTCCTCGTCCAGCGGTTGCCTAATGTCGTACACCGACCTGTTCAACGAAGCGATAGACGACGTCACCGCGACGCTGACCGCTGTGTCTGGTCTTCGAGTAATAAATGACCCAACACGTCTCGTTCCTAACTCGGTCTATTTGGACGCGCCAAACTTCACCACGTTTGCTGGCAACGGCAACATTGTGCGCCTTGAGTTTCCGATCAAGGTCATTGGCTCTGGGCCTGCAGGTCTGCCGGTGCTCCGATCGATCTTAAGCATTGTTGCAAGTGTGCTTAACTCGCCGATCATTGTTATGGCTGGCCGTCCGTCAAGCCTTGAGATCGGTGGCGCGTTGTACCCGTGCTACGACCTTGATTGCGCTATCCAAGCCCAGACCGCATAATCCACAACTACCGAATACAAATCATCTACTATCAGATCAGAACTTAAGGAGCAAACATGCCAGCATCAACTTACCTCTCGAACCCAACAGTCAAAATTGGAACCGCAATCGGCACCATTGTTGACATCACCGATCAGGTCAGCGCAGCGACGTTGACGGTTACAGCGGAAGCTCTTGAAGACACCGCATTTGGCCAGACATCCCGCACCATGACGGCAGGGTTGTTCTCGAATAGTTTGACATTGACGGTCTATGCCAGTTATGCAGCGTCAGAGTCATACGCAGTTCTTGCACCGTTGCTCGGCACTAAGTGCACCGTCAAAGTAAATCCAGGTAGCGGTGCTGATTCGGCAACGAATCCAGGGTTTATTTTAGAAGGGGCCTATTTTTCTAGCCTGCCTGTGATCAACGCGTCCTTGGGTGAGCTTAGTGTCTACGAGATTGAGCTCCAGGGGGGCACGTACTCGGTTGACGTAACCGCATAATTAACGGCTCCAAGCCGACATAGGAGAACAAATGAAAATCAAGTTGCAGTTAAAGCGCACACCCGACAGCGCCCCAGAGTATTACTACACAAACCTGTTTGTGGTCACGGAATGGGAACGGCTTGAACGTCGCAACATTCAACAGCTCTCCGCAAACCCGTTGTACTCGGATTACGCCTGCTGGATGCACACAATTCTCAAAATAAAAGGCGAGCAAGTTGGTGACAACTGGCGCGAATGGCTAAGCAAAAACCCTGACATCGACATTCTGCCGGTACTGGACGAGACAGACCCAAACCCTACGGACGCGGCACCTACCGCCGCCAACTAGCAGAAGTTTTGGTCGCGGTCGGTTGGTGGCCTAGCGACATTGCGTTTGACTCACGGGACTTGACAACGGTCATTAAAGTGCTTAACGAGGCAAACAAAAAACGGAGATGACGTGAACCAAGTGTCAACAAAGATTGAGGTGGTCGGGCTTAAAGAAGCCTTAAAGACCCTCAACAAAATTGACAAATCTTTGCGCCGTGAAATCACCAAGGATTACAAAAAGATTGTCCAGCCTGTCATTGACGATGCAAACAAACTTGTGCCCTCGAATGTTCCGCTATCTGGTATGGCGCGCAATTGGAGCACTCGATCAGGGTTCAAGATGTTGCCGTGGATACCAGGCATAAAACAAAAGATCGCTGCCAAAATCAACACGCGAAACATAAAGGAATACGGCGGAAACAAGTCAAATGTGGGCACGTTTGCCATTCAATGGCAAGGCGCTACTGGCACCATGTTTGACATGTCTATGGCTGGCGCGTTAGGCCGAGCGTTAAGTGAACGGTACGGTGATCGTTCGCGAGTAATGTGGAAGGCGTACGAGCAACGCGAAAACGATGTCATGTCCGAGATGGAGCAGTTGGTGAAGCGCGTCATGAGCGAAGCGAATAGAGAGACCGCGTAATGGCAATCAATATCCCGATCATCAGCGAGTTTGACGGCACAGGGGTAAAGAAGGCTGTCAAGCAATTCCAGCAACTTGAGACTGTTGGCGAAAAGGCACAGTTTGCGATTAAGAAGGCGGCGATTCCTGCAGCTGCGGCGCTTGGCGGTTTGGCTGTTGCCCTTGGTGACGCAACTAAGGCGGCAATGGAAGACCAGCAGGAGCAGGCCGCGTTAGCGCTTACTTTGCAAAATGTGACTGGCGCTGGCGCCGCACAAACCGCGCAGGTTGAAAAGCAGATCAGCGCAATGAGTCGAGCGTCTGGCGTTGCCGATACTGAATACCGCAAAGCATTAGAAGCGCTTGTGCGCGGTACAAAAGATGTTGGCATTGCCATGAACGACATGAACCTTGTCATGGACATCAGCACGGCCACCGGCATGGATTCTGCCAGCGTTGCTGACGCGCTTGCCAAGGCTTACCAGGGCAACTTTAAGGCGCTTCGATCATTGAGCCCAGAGATGTCGACAATGATTAAAGAGGGCGCAAGCCTTAACGAAGTTATGGACGTGCTTGGTGGGACGTTTGGCGGCGCAACTGCCAAGAGTGCTGAAACCGCTGCAGGCAAAATGAAAATTTTTAAGAACTCAATTGGCGAAACTAAAGAGTCAATTGGTGCAGCGCTTTTGCCTGTGCTTGAAGCCGTGTTACCCGTGCTTAACAAGTTTGCTGCATGGGCTCAAGACAACCCTAAAGCATTCTTAGCAATCGCTGCCGCAATCGGAGCGGTCGCTGCAGCCATTGTTGTCACGAATATTGCTATGGCACTCAACCCATTCAGCCTGATCGCTGCAGGCGTTGCTTTGCTCGTCGTTGCTCTAGTCGCTGCTTACAACAAGTTTGAGTGGTTCCGTGACGGCATCAACCTGATTGTCAACACGGTCATCGGGTTCTTTGCCGGCATGGTTAACGCTGCAATCGGCGCAGTTAACGCAATTATTAGCGCATATAACTCAATCCCGTTGTTGCCTGATTTGCCAAAAGCTCCAACCGTGCCTGTGCCACAACTTGGCAAACCATCTAATAAACCTGCACCTGGACAAATGAGCATTCCTCGGCTGGCCGAAGGTGGCATTGTGACAGGCCC